TACGGTCAAGGCCACCACGATCAAAACCGTCGCCGATGCCGCTAAGGTGGCATACGATATGGGCGTGCCGGCCGCACCGCTGGGCAATGCGCTGGCGGGCGCCATGGTCGAAAGCGGGCTGTACCCTGGCCTCGATGAAGGCATGGCGCAGATCAAGGCGGAACTGGCCGAACTGCCAAGCGCGGCTGAGGCTTCGGAAGAAGCCACACGACGCGAAGCGGAGTTGACGGCGGAGGCAAATGGCGGTACGGGCGGGGAGGCTGTGGAATAGGAGGATTAAATGCTGGCAACGGTGTTTCTAACAGGCAAATACGCGCCGGGCGGCTACGATTGGCAGATTGGCAAAGTCATCGCCCGTGATGCATTTGGCGTCACCGTCGAGGATAGTCGCGGTAATCAATCGACATATCCGGTGCATGCTATTCAGCGGTTGGAGAAGCGCAATGGTTGGTAATCTGCGCCGCGTCGCTATGTGGGTTGTTTGGAACTTACCTTGCGGACGGCTTGCACCGCACCTTTTCGCTTTTGCGATCGGCGCAAAATCATATCGGCGCGTTGATTGAAAATCCCCCTAGCCCTCCTAGCCAAACGCGCCGGCAAGCGCCGCAATGTGTCCATCCAATCCTACGATCCACGGCAAATGGATCAGGTGCGGTTGCTGCGCATCTATATGCGCGTCGTGAACCATTGGAGCGAGGCTAGGGGACGGCTTGTGGAGGCGTATGGGCGGGAGTTGGGCTTGCTTACCACCGATAGCATCAGCGATATCCAGTCCGACATCGACGCGGAGGGCTCGTGGTTCACGCGCCTGTTCATCGAACTGCGGGCGGATATCACGGCGTGGGCGGTATCCGTTGAGCAGTGGCAGCGTGGCAAGTGGCGTGGAGCCGTGCTAAGCGCGTCGGGCGTCGATCTTGATACGCAGCTATTTGCGGGCGATGTTCAACAGACCGTTGAAAGCATGATTGCGCAGAATGTCAGCCTGCTAAAGGACATGAACGCGCAACAGCAGGAAAAGATTACGGGTGTAATCTTTCGTGGTCTTAATCAGCGTTTGCCTGCGCGAGATGTTGCTAAGCAGTTGCAGGAGGTTGCGGCTTTTGGCAAGCGTCGTTCGTTGCTTATTGCGAGCGATCAGCTTCAAAAGGCTTCGGTTGCACTGACTCAGGAGAGGGCCTACCAAGCTGGCCTCGGCCCGGAATACGAGTACGTGCATTCAGGGAAGCACAATTTCCGCCCATGGCATAAGGCGCGCAATGGCAAAATCTTTAGCGACGCAGCTAAGCCCGGCGATGAAAAGTACATTGCACCGGATGACCAGCCAGGAATTCCTGTGCGGTGCGGGTGCCGTAAAAAGTACCTGCTAAACCTAGAAGGCGACGAAGAATAACAACAAAGGAACAAACCAATGCCTAACCTGCTAATCACCATCCTCGTCATCCTGATCGCTACAGGCAGCGGCATCTACCTGTCGCGAGAAAGTGGCCTCGACGCAAAAACCAACGGCTTTGCCAGCGTCATCATCGGGCTTATCGGTATCGTGGCGCTGCTTGGGGTTGTGTTGTGAACTACATGTACGGCGAAGATATCGCCCGCCGCTTAGCCTTATATGAGATGTGCCGGCTGGATGAGGAGGCTGGGCTATACGATCCAGAGCCCACCGAGCCGCTAAAATCCTTATTCGCGCGAGGGCCAAGAGTGCTTGACACCCACATGCATCGCGCGTAAGTGGGTTGGGCTGCGGCGGCGTAGGTAATACGTATGCTGCTTAAGACGACCTTTTCTGTTCGGCCGTGCGGATTTGGAAGGCGCAAGGACAACCGATGGCAAAGTTAGCCATAACGCCGGTAGCGTTCCGCCGCAGCACTTCACCCCAAATTCACAAAACCGCGCTAACCCCGCTCAACCTATGTTGCTATAGTCGGGCGCATGGCGACCTATATCGACAGCGCAGGCATCCTTCGTGATGGGGCATCCGTAACCGACGTAAGCGCGGCAGGCACGGGCGTTGGTTACGAGGACCAGCGGGTGTTTGACGGGTTCGGATACACCGTGTCGACGCAGATCGTCGCGGTCACTAATGGCAACTATCTCATTGCCGAACTGGTCAACCCGGCCGGGTCCGGCGTCAACTACGTCATGACCAGCCGCTCGTTCAGCGACAACATCGTGGGCGGCAACGCGCCGCTCGAATACCTCCGCTACACGGCCGCGTCCACACTTTCCGCTACGCCTACGCCAACCGCCGTCACGATCGGCAACCGCATTGCCGGCGGGCCTGCTACCACGGGCACGTTCCGTTATCAGATGGGTGCCAATTTGCCCACGGGCGGGACGGTGTCGTCGGCTGGTTTTGTGCCCACCAACGGTGAGGAACTGCGGATCAAGGAAATCGTAGTTATCCCGCCTGGGTCAAAACTTGTCTATGTGGTGGGTGGATCGGGCGGCGGGCTTGCCGCTGCCGCTCGTATCAAGATGACATTCCTGTTCTATACAAGGGCGATCTAAATGGCCGACACCATTCTTGACACGATGGATAGCTGGAAGCGCATTGCGGGCAGCGCTGATGCGGATGGCTCGTTCACCCCGTTCACGCAGGATAAGGCGGTGGTGGAGGCGCTAAGCCGCATCTTGATCGCACTAAACGGCATCCGCGCGCGTCTCGATGCGGGGATCAATACCAAAACCGTGACGACACTGGCTAACGTCACGCTATAGGAGAACAAGCATGAAAACGGACCTCCGAAGTACCAGGGCGCTCCGTTTCAATTACATGCGAATAGGAAACCCCGCCGGCTAGGGCGGGGGTCCAGAATGCTAGAGCAATAAGGATTAAGGCGGCGGCTACTTTGGGGTGGTCGCCGTTTCGTTATCTCCCTCTCTGTTGCTATACCATTTGGTTTCTTGATTGCGTTCAATCGTAAACGATTGCTGTTCGAGGCGATCAAGCAAAAACAAGCCAATGGCAATGGCTTTAGCCTCTAACGCCTCTGGGCCAAGTGGAAAGCGAGGATAATTTATTAGTCCAACAATGACCCCATCTTCTTGTCCTCCAGTATAAATATAGCATGAGCGTGTTACGCTTACACAAAATCCTACCTTATCGCAAAACTCTCGCATTGCAATTTTTGCTAATTCGTAATCGCCAGCAATCCAAATTTTAATAGAATGGCTATGCACTGCCTCAGATATGAACATTCAATCCTCCTGTTCGCATACAAATCCACATGACGGGATGTCCTCGCCCCGCATCTTAGTTGGCCAATCGGCGGGGATTTCATCAATAAACACGCGCTCACCTTTGACGCGGGTTAGACGGGCACCAAAGCGCCTAGACTGATCGGCACGCCTCTCAAAGGTTTCGGGAAAGTAAAGGCGTGTCATCGCCCAATAATTGGGGCTGGTGGCCTTTACACAGCCCAAGCAGTTGCCGTTGGGATAGCCAATGTCATACACATATGGTCGCTTGATGCCAGCTTTCGCTAGCATCGCATGTGTGTCACGCTTGGTTAATCCATCCTCCACTAGCGGCGAACGCTGATTAAGCTCTGGATAGTTTTCTTGCATATGGAGGAAGCGATTAGCATCGCGCTTATCAGCCGTGTATCCCCACATATGAATATCGCTAGGCAACTGATCGTTGAGTCGAGGAACGAACTTCATAGCTCCAGTGCAAGGGGCTCCAGCCACCCCGGAAAGATAATGACGCTTCTCAAACACCTCATCAATGTTTGCGAATTCTTCCGACTTGATACGAATCACAGGCTTGCCGTACCAAGCCTCTAGATCATTGATAAATCGGTGGCTGTCCTCGTGAACGCTATCGCCCAGATCGCAATGAATGGGATCGGCGTCAGGATCATGCTGAAGCCAACGCCACGCCATCACGGCGCTATTAACGCCATCAACCCAAAGTCGCCTACGGCCCATAAAAATCTCCTTGCGCTACTTTAACTGGCGGATTGACGCTACGCTGTCAAGCATGAACTTCACCGATAACGTCACGCTAGCCGATGTCCGCACG